GAGGTGTAACCAATTTGTCAACACCCTGTTTACAATTTCTGATGTGCCCTATGTTACTATATAATTGTAAGGACAAACTTGCATCGTACATCAACCACGAGATGAAAGGATGAAACACAATGAAAGTTATCACAAAGTATGTCACTGTGGAAGCAGTGAAAGACAAGCAGGTTTTGACCCTGCTGTTTCTGGACTGGAACAGCAAGCGCGACTGTCTGGAAGTCGTCAAGATGCACGGTATGAAACCGCTCACCTCTGCCACCGGCTCCAAGGGTATTGAAATGGCCCTTGAGGATATCAACGCCGAAACGCTGAAATGCGAAATTGGCGCAGAGATTCCGCACGATTTCATGCTTGACGGTGACGACTTCACCAGCGCATATAAAGAAGGGAGTGCTTCCAATGACTGACCCTTGCACCTGTACCGGTCCCTGTGCCACTCCGTCCAATGTTTCTCATACCTATCTTTATGAGGACGCGGCACAAAACATATACGGCCTTGTCTATGATAAGGACGGGAATCTTCTGAACATCGTGGACGGCGTGGGCAAGCTCGACCCCCTGCCCTTTACCGCCTTTGAAGAGGCCGCACGCCGTGGCTTTCCGTATGCGCCCCAGTGGTCTCCCTGTTGCCACGGGGGCAAGACCATGGAACAGCAGGCGGCAGAGCTTGAGGCACAGAAGCATCACATTGCTTCGATTTACACCAACCAGAGCCCCACGGCCCTCTTTCCGACCAATGGAGACAGCGTTGCGAAACAGTTCATGTTGCGCTGGATTTTCTAAGAGGTGATACCATGCAGGACATTAACAACAAGCTGGCCGATATCAAGATTAACACCAGGTACTAAAAGGAGAATATACCATGTTTAACAAGAACAATCAGAACGCCGCTCCCGAAGTCGTCAAGTCTTATCTGTCCATTGAGGACGCAACCGTGCAGGCGTGTCACCTCATTTCCGACCGGATTTGTGTGTTCACTCTGAACATCCCGGGCGCGACGTTCCTCAATCTGAAAGTCGTTGACGGCAAAAACGGCGAGTTTATCGCAATGCCGCAGAGCAAGGGGCGGGATGGGCAGTATTACGACCTGTACCGCGTGTACTTCTCTGAGCAGGATGCACAGCGCATCATTGCCGCAGTTTCTGAGCACGCAACGGCGCAGGGCGAAAAGACGGATTATAAGACCCGTTACGAGGTGTAAACATGAGCAAGCGCAACATGAAAAATATTGCGCTTGACCTATATGAAAGCGGTGGATGGGTCAATATCCCGTCCATCGCTTCTTTAGGTTGTTGGTGCAATATTCTTATTGGTAAACGGCAAGTTGGTAAAACCTATGGCACATTGAAATACGAGCTGAATGAGGGCAAGCGGTTCCTGTATTTACGCCGCACAACGACAGAGTTTGACGCTATCACCAGCGACCCCGATTTAAACCCGTTCTTGCCTTTGAGAAAAGAAGGTTTTGACGCGGACATTGTGAAGGGTGGCAAAGTCACCTATACAATAGGCCGTTTTGAGTATGAGGACGGCAAGCCCAAGCAATGCCTAGAGAAATACGGAATCGGCATGACGCTCCCCAGCATTGCGAATATCCGTGGTTTCAATGGTTCCCAGTTTGAGGACGTTGTTTTTGATGAATTCATTCCAGAAAGAATTGTTATTAAACGCAAGGCAGAGGGCGACGCGCTTTTGAATGCCTATGTAACTATCAATGGTAACAGAGAACTGGAAGGAAAACCCCCGCTCCGGCTTTGGCTGTTGGCGAACGCTTTTGACATTGCATCCCCGATTCTTGTTGAATTGGGCGTGGTGGATGAAATCGCCAAGTTGTGCAGAACCGGCAAAGAGTGGACGGTAACAGAAAGCGGCGTGTTTATCGGTATGCCGAAATCAAGCGCGGTAAGTGCCAAGCGTGCGCAAACTGCATTCATGCGCCACATGATGAAAAACAAGGACAGCAAGTTTTACAAGATGGCAATGGAAAATCAGTTTGCTTACAACAATCTGGAAGCGGTACGGCCCATGAACCTGAAAGGCATGAAACCCCTGTACTCCGTGGCGGGGTTATATGCGTATGTGTACGACGGGAATCATGTGTATCTGTGTACGTCCCGGCACGAAAGCAGAGAAGTATACCCAGACACAAAAGCAGGGAAAACCGCTTTCCGTCTGCATCATCCATTCTTTGAGGCTATGTTAAATCTTAATCAGATTTGGTGTTCCGATGTGCCTACGTTGCTCAAAATCAAAGAATTTCTTGACATCGACGATTAAAGATAGTATGATAAAGGTGCAGGGGCCCCCAAAACTTAGACAGACCGGAAGTCTGTGGGGTAGCATTTCTAAGTTGCGCACCCCTGCTTTTATAGAAAGGAGTAGGCAATGCTTACTTATTCATACAAATACGCCGCAGAAAAGCGGCTCTCCCCGCACTTTCGTGTTCGGGAATTCCATTCCAAGCACGACCCCAGCGACATTGTAAAGGTTGACGAGCGGCTTTTGACTTTGCTTGAAAACATCCGAAATTTTACCGGTAAACCGGTGCACATTAGCAGTGGATACCGAAGCAAGGAATATAACGCCACTCTCAAAAACGCCTCTCCCCGGTCTCAGCATTGTAACGGCATGGCGGCTGATATTTGGATTGAGGGCGTAACACCGTCCAGAATCGCAGAGATAGCAGAGGTCTATTTGGGCGCTTCTGGCGGTATCGGCGTATATCACACGTTCACCCATGTGGACGTTAGAACCAACAAATCAAGATGGAAAGGAGCCTATTGATTATGGCACTCAGCATTAACGACGTTCTCGCATTGGCAAACGCAGGTTTTTCCAAAACCGATATTGCCGCCTTTATGAATCTGGGCAATCCCCAGACCACTCCCCCCCACCCTGTGCAGGTTCTCGGCGCAACTGCTCCCACGGTTCCGACCGCTCCGGCGACGGTTCCCACTCCTGCACCTGCCCAGCAGGCCCCGGCCACTCCCGACCTTGGCCAGCTGGTGGCAAGCCTTGCCGACCTTAGCAAAAAGGTTGACGCGCTCAATGTTCCGACCGCTGGCACCGTGGGCGCTCTTCCCACTGTCACCAGTGTGGAAGATATCATTCTGGGGGCGGTCAAGCCTGCCCCTGCACCCGAAAGCCCCAATTTCAGTACTATGGAAGGAGTTGTTAAGTAATGGCTAATCCGAATTTCCCCGCAACGGCAGGCGCAACGGTTTTCCGTCCGCAGGACATTTATACCATTGCCAATAATCTGGTTCAGCAGGTGACCGGGCAGACGGCAATTTCTGCCGTGGATACATCCAGTTTCATCAACGTGGGCCAGATGTGTTTGAACACCAGCAAAGAGGGCACGTTGCAGGCCCTTTATAACATGGTCTCGCGTACCATCATCACCACTCGCGCATACAGTGGCCGCTTTACCAGCATTGAGGCCACGTCGCAGGAGTGGGGGCTGTTCATCCGCAAAATCGCTTTCTTCTCTGGCAAGTTTGACGAAACGAAGTTTATCAACACTGTGCAGAACCCCAACACCTTGCGAGACGGACAGAGCGTGGATATGTACAAAATTTCCAAGCGCTACCCGCTGGAAATGTGGTACACTGGACAGGCCACGCTTGACCAGACCTATACCACGTTCCGCTCTCAGCTGACGACCGCATTCACCAGCGAAAGCGAACTGTCGGCATTTCTGGCCGGTATCACCACGGAAGTCGCCAACGACGTGGCCCGCTGGAAAACCGCCGAGAATCGCGCCGTTGTGATGAACTTTATCGGCAGTCTGTACAACACCGGCAAACCCGGCCAGAAGGTCAACCTTACTGCCGAATTCAACAAGGCACGCGGCACGACCTACACCACCGCTGAACTGCTGACCACCCATTTGCAGGAATTCCTTTCTTTCTTTGTCTCCCTGCTGGAAACCCAGACGGCCCTGCTTGAGGAAAGCACCGACCTTTATCATCTGGTTCCCGCCTGCACCGACGACAACGGAGACCCGTTGACCCTGCTCCGGCACACTCCCAAGAGTGAACAGAAACTGCTCCTGTATCAGCCCCTTATCAATGATGCAAAATCGTGGGTGTTCCCCGCTATCTTTGGCCCCGGTTATCTGTCCTTTGGTAACTATGAGGGGGTCAACTTCTGGCAGAACATCAACGACAAGAGCCGCGTAACGGTTATTCCCGCTCAGTTCAACGTGAATACCGCCAAGCAGGAGACCGGTAAAAAAGTTGACCTGTCCATGGTGGTGGGCCTGCTGTATGACCGCAGGGCGCTGGCAACCGTCTACATGATGGACAGTGTTTATACTACTCCTTTCAACACGAAAGGCGAGTACTACAATACGGAACATCATTGGAAGATGAACTATCTCAGTGACCCCACCGAGAACGCGATTCTCTTCTATATGAGTGACTAACCGTAAACAGCCGCGAAGGCCCGACCGTAAAAGGCCGGGCCTTTATTGTTAGAAAGAGGTGAAGCGTTAAGAAACGTGCCAGCGGCACGTTTTAGCGCACCCGTCCCGTAGGGTGGGCGGCATACTGACCGCCGCCCAAGGGATACCTTAAACACAAATCGAACGCCGCCGCCTTAGCGGCTAGAAAGCGAGATGATTTAATGGCACGAGGCGAATTTAACGGCGCGGTTCCCGCGCCTAGCGTGGAACATGGGTATCACTTCCACTTTGGAAACGTTGAGAAGCGCGTAAACAGCACCAAAGCATTTGATTATACCGAACTCCCCGACGAGGAACGCTGCGATTTCAAGCAAACCACCAGCATGGAGCGGCCCGTGATTTACGTCACGTTGAACAGTATCAACATTTCCCCCCAGTGGAATTATTGCCAGTGCGAAGAGACAGCAAGTTTCTATTGGATACGCGATATTTCAATTGGTATCCGAGGCAGGGGAACCGCGAATATCTGGCAGTTCACGCTGGAGCTTGACCCGCTGGCAACATACCGGGATGGAATCTTGAAAACCGACGCATTCATTGAATATGGATTCAATCAAGATTCCAGCGGCGCAACGTTCCGTTTGCAGGACACCCGGCAGGCCGTGGGAATGGCTCCCAAGATTTCCACAGTGTCGGCAGATATCACGGACGGAAATATTGATGCCTCTGGTGGCACATTTGTTTTGTCTTGTGTTGGTAAATCTGGCCTGCACGCCTATGCAATGAGCGCCGCCACGTTGGGAAGTTTGTTGTCCGCAGTTTCCTTGACGTGGGAAACCATTACCAAGCCTATGGTTTCTTGGGAACTGGCATTGCCCGAGTTTATGAATAAACTTTTGTTCGGCGGCAACGCATTGGAGTGCGTCCGCTCCTGCATCTGGATACCCATAAACCTTTCCCGATACGGCGCAGGACGGCAGACGGAAATCACCTTGGGGCAGTTCAACACCGCCGTTTTTGCACAGCAGGTTACTCCATCAAGCTCCCGTAGTGTTCACACGACTATTGCTATCCCGTGGCCTGCTGACGACTGGAAGCGCATGAACTGTCAAATACAGCTTTATGTTCCTTTCGTGGGCACGCTGGCGGTTCCCGTTGACCAGTGTAACACGGCGGCAAGCATTGATATTGATTGGTCTGTGTGTTTCGTGGACGGCAGTGTAACAACACTAGTCCGGGCCGGAGATTACACGGTATACGCTGGAAGCACCAGCATAGCCAGCCCCTACGGAATCGGCACCAGTAACATTGACCCGGTGCGTGCGCTGACCGGTGCAATCACCACAGTTACCGGTGCAATGAATTTCGGCGGGGGTCTCCTTTCCACAGTGGCAGGATTCACCGGCGGCGTATCTCAGGCCGCGCAAGGTATGGCCCAAGTTGCGCAGGGTGTACAGCAAACAGTTTCCCCCATCAACTGTTCTGCCGGAACTATGGGTGGTGCGTCGCAGGTACAGCTACCTTTGGAAGCAAAGTTGACCCTGCTGTATTATCCCCCGGTGGACGACGCAGGATTTCAAAAGGTGTACGGATATCCCGTAATGAAAGTTGCAAAGCCTGTGCAGGGGTATTGCAAGACCCGTGGTTTCTCCTGTGCTCCGCTGAATGCCAAGCCGGACGAAATTTCCTACATCAACGCCGCAATGGATAGCGGCGTTTTCATTGAATAAGAGGTGATTTTAATGTACCAATGTTATAGCGGATACTACGACGGCGGCACGCTGTGCGGGAATTTCGATGCAACGTTTTCCACCGATGCAATGAATTACTGGGAGCGCTCTTTCTTCCAGCGGCTCCGTGGTCTCATTGAGTTTAACGGGCTCCCCGAGAATGGCCCCGGTCAAATCGGATGGGATTATGATGCCTTTCTTTACCAGCTGTTCCGCACCGGTTATGCGACCGTGTTCAAGTCGAAAACTTACGGTTTGGTTGTACAGCCCGCATTTCCGACCGGCTACGGCCTGCAATACCAGCCGCGCGGGATGCAGATTTCGACGACGTTTTTCAATTTTCCGCGCCCTCTGGAAATCGGCAAAGAGTGCGCCGTTATCAAGCTCACACCCGACTATCAAGGAACGTGGGACTTGGTGACCAAGTACGCGCGGGAAATGCAACTGGCAGAAATCGCAATCCGGCAAAGCGCAATCAATGCCCGTTTCGCCTATGCGGCTATCGCCAAGGACGACAAAGGCAAGCGCACTATGGAAGGAATTTTCAGCAAGCTGGCAAACGGCGCGCCTGCTGTTGTTATCAATGCCGATTTGAAACAACAGCTGGCCACCAAAGCGGATGGAGATTTTACGCTCCCAATCATGCAGTTTGACCGCGACCTTTCCAAGAACTTTATTCTTCCCGATTTGATGGAGTATCGTCGGAACATCCTGTGCGACTTCTACCGGGAGTTGGGCGTGTCTGTCCAGCCCAACAAAAAGGAAAGAATGGTTGTGACGGAATCGAAAGCAGCAGACGCGGAGACCTTCAATCGGCGCGAGGTCTGGCGCATCACGTTGGAAAAATCCCTTGCAATTGTCAATGAGATGTACGATACAAACATTACCTTTAAAATGGTCGAGCCCGATTTCGACGCAGGCGAGGCCGACGAGACCAAGACCAACGAAGGGGAAGAGGTGAATAACAATGTTGGTGAATGAGCTTGTATCTTCTTGCAATCTGGAAGCGCTGTTGATGGCAGACCCCAATCTTTTTGCCAATATGATGGTTCCCGAGGGCATGGAGAAAGCGGGAGTAATTCAGGCGATACGCCGTGCGCATGGTCTGGCCCCGCTGTACCACCCCGACCCCATTTGGATGAAATCCGAATTGTATTGGTGGAGCCGGGAAAATCTCCCCATTTGGAGAAAGCTGTTTTCCACCACCCAGCTGGAATATAATCCCATCTGGAACACCGACGTGCACGAGCTGACCAAGGACACCACAGAACGGGCCAAGGATACCGCAGAGAACACGGCCACCCATTCCCATGGTGGAGCCGACGAGCAGAGCCAGCACGCAGACGACCGCCACCAGATGGAGACCACCGGCAACCTTTACCACGAGGACACCAAAGCGGACGGTTTCACCACGGACAATACCGCAGGGCAGGAGAAAACCGTGGGCAGTACTGCCGGGAAAGAGCATGGTTTTGCTCATACCCAGACCAGCGCAGACGAGACCCGGGACACCAAGGGCACCCTTGACCGGGGTACTACCGGCACCCGGCTCACGACCCGCGGCGAAACAATGACCGATAAACTCAAGACCACCAAGGACACCCAGACAGACGTTGAGGGCAAGGTTTCTGCCGAGAACGAGGCGAACTATCAGCCTTTCGACGCTTCCACCACTATCTATAAGGAGACCGGCACCGCAGACGATACCCGCAAAACCGACTGGACAGAGACCGAGAACACCACCGGCACCCAAGACGACGTTACCACCGAGAACATGACCGACCACCAAGAAAGCACGTCGGACACCGAGACCAAGCAGGACACCGAGGGCCTCACCACCGGCCAGCGTGACAGCATCGACCGGGCCCACGGCACCCATGGAGACACGGGCCGCACCGATGGACACGGGCACACCGAGCGGCAGGCCGGAGACCGTGGAACTGCACAGGATTCCAAGACCGGCAAGCATGAGGAACACGGCCTTGCCGCTGTTACGGGCAAGGAATCGGAGACCGTAACCACCGTTCACGAATGGAAACGAGGCGGCAATATCGGTGTCACCACAACGCAGGAGATGATTGAGGCCGAGCGGCAGACGGTGCTTTTCAATATGTATCGTGTGATTGCTGATTCCTTCCATCGCACTTTCTGCCTTGACGTTTATTAAAAGGAGTGGTATCATGGTATCGGAAATCATCGTGGCGCTTATCGGTGGCCTTGTGACGCTTTCGGGTGTTCTTATCGCAAACAGCAAGGCGCAGGCCGTCACCGATACACGCCTTGACGAGTTGACCCGGGAAGTGCGGGAGCATAACCACTTTGCCCACCGCGTCCCCGTACTGGAAGAGCAAATCAAAGTGGCGACCCACCGCATAGACGATTTGGAAAGGAAGGTTGACTAGTATGAAAATCAAAGCCTCTACTATCGCAAGAACCGCCGTTCTCGCGCTGGCTCTGGCAAATCAGGTTCTTAGCGTGGCCGGTCTGAGCCCCCTGCCCATCGACAGCGCCACCCTTGAGCCTTGGGTGACCACCGGTCTGACGACCGCCGCCGCTCTTTGGGCATGGTGGAAAAACAACAGCTTTACCCCGGAAGCGATCCGGGCCGACGAGCTGTTGAAAGAAATGAGGGGGTGAATTTATGGACTATCCGTTTTGCCCGTCCCCGCCCTACGTCCCCGGCGACCCGGGGATGTATGACCTTCGTTGGATGGTCTCCCAGATTCAGAGCTTGACAGCTCTGGTGCAGGGCATTGCCAAAGGGCAGGAATCGCAGGGCGGCAACATCACCGCGCTCAATTCCGCAATGGCTGACCTTGCCGCCGCTCAGAAGTGTATCAACGACCGTCTGAACGACGGTGACTTTGAGAACGGCAAGTTTCTGGAATGGGCAGACAAAAATCTGCCTGCTATGGTCTGTGAAATGGTTCGCTTTGTGTGGTTCGGTCTGACCCCGGACGGGCATTTCTGTGCTTATGTCCCTGCAAATTGGGGCTGGCTGACTTTCAACACCGGCACCGATATCACCGAGCCCGAGTATGGTCATCTTATCATCACCTATTAAGAAAGGAGTTTTCAACATGAGTTGCAAGAATGATTGTGGTTTCCCCATCAAGCCCGCACCCTTTGCGCCTGCTGACCCCGGCCCCTGTGGGCCGGGCCCTTGCGGCCCCCATCACCCGCCGTTGCCGCCCCGGCCCCCTGTTCCCTGTGGGCCGTGTCCTCCGTCTCAGTATATCGGCAGTCGGTATGTGCCGATTTTCGCAGACCCCATTGAGTGGGACAATCACCGCTCTTACGAGAGCCTTACTATTGTGACCCACGACGGCGAAAGCTACACCAGCAAGAGCAACGTGGGCCCCGGCATTGATATCACCAACGAGCGGTATTGGGCCAAGACCGGTGCATATAATGCGCAGGTGGAGCAGTATAAGAACGAGGTAAAAGACCTGTCGTCTCAGGTCTCCGGTTTCGCGTCTGACAACGCGGAATTCCGGGAGAAAATCGACCAGTTCACCAAGGACAACGCGGAGATGAAAAACACTGTGGCCGAGGATAAGGCCCGTGTTGACGCTCTGGCCGAGCGCGTGGCGACTGCCGAGACCGAGATTGACGGTTTGCAGGCCACCACCGCCCAGCACACCACCGAGATTGCCGACCTGCACGCCAAGGACGAGGATTTGCAGAGGCAGATTACCAGCAATGACGGCGACATTGCCGCAATTCAGGCCAAGAACACCGAGCAGGATTCCCGGCTGAACGGCATTGATACCAAGCTCAAGAGCCACGACGCCAGCATCGCCCAGAACACCGCCGACATTGCCAAGAATACCAAGAACATTCAGGACAATGCCGCCGCTATCGCCAAGAACGCCCACGAGCTGGCCGACCATGCCGAACAGCTGGCCGACCATGAGGGCCGTCTTACCGCCCAGCATGAGGAAATCACGGCAAATCATCAGGCTATCGAACGCCTTACCAGCGTTACGGACGGGCTCCGGTCTGACCTTACCGAGGATGAGGCTAAGATTGAATCCAACCGGGATGCAATCGCGCACATTCAGGAGAAGGACGTTCAGCAGGATGGGCGGCTGGACAAACTGGAAGAGTGTTGCGAACAGGCCAAGGCCCACTTTACCCAGCTGGACACCAAGACCGACAACACCAATGCCGCGCTGACCGCTGAAATCGACCGCGCCAAGGCCGCAGAGCTGGCGAACGGCCAGCTCATTGCCAAGAACGCCGCAGAGCTGGCGACCCACGCCACCGAGCTGGCAGACCATGAGAAGCGTATTACCGCGCTTGAGGGTGACAACACCACCAACAAGCAGGAGATTGCCGATATCAAGACCACGAACACCCAGCAGGATACGGCGATTTCTGGCAATACCGATTCCATCGCCCATCTGAAAACCGACAAGGCCGATAAAACCGCTCTGGGTGACTACGTTACCAAGACCGAGTTTAATGCCGACCAGAAACGTCAGGACGACATTGTGGGCGACTGGGCAACCGCGCACCCCGGGCAGACCATTTCCCAGTGCGTCACCTCTCAGGAAACCGAGCTGGCAGAGCACGCCGCGAGTATTGCAAAGCTGGAAACCGACAAGGCCAACAAAACTGCTCTGGGGGACTACGTCACCAAGACTGAGTTTAATGCAGACCAGAAACGGCAGGACGACATTGTGGGCGATTGGGCAACCGCGCACCCCGGGCAGACCATTTCCCAGTGCGTCACCTCTCAGGAAACCGAGCTGGCAGAGCACGCCGCGAGCATCGCCAAGCTGGAAACCGACAAAGTGGCTGTCGATGGACTTTTCCAGACTTCCGTAGAATTTCCGGACGTTGAAATCACCAAGTTGAGCACGGGCGTTTCTTACGTCGAGGAAAGCTCCGTGGTAATTAGTGATATCAATCTGCCGTTCCTTCGCAAAGAACACACGTCCGCCACGGCCACCGTCACCGTAGATTATGCGAGTAACGCAGAGGTTGTTTACTTTGATGGTACGACCGGAACAATTCCCGGGAGTGCCGTTTCTGTACGCGGAGACTTTGGGGCGGGATTTGTTCATTTGCAGGTCCTCATTTCCACAACCAGCATTCCCCATATCGAAGTCGGTAAACCGTTTATTCTTCGCATTCCTCTCAGCGTGACGGTTAGCACAACCGTCTCCTAAAAACAAGCCGCCCACCGCCTTTAGGCCGTGGGCGGCTTGTTTTGTTCCATGTGGAACACTATCCCAACCTTTCCTCAGTAAAATTATTGATGCCGCCCACCTCATACCGACGTGGGGTCATAACTATCCAACTAGCCGAGTGGGTGACGCGCTGGAAATCGTGGCGCTCTTTTATGGGGCTGTCGTGGTAAGAAAGCATCTGCCCACCAGCATCATCAATAATTAAAAAGTCGTTCAGATTTTCAATATTGTCTTTTAATGCCGCCTGCCCTTCTTTCTTGCCTACTCCCGCAATCGTACTTTCTAGTACACCTTCACACGTTCGGGCCGCGTAACACTTGGCGTGTAAGAATCTGAATTCGGTGTAACCATAATCGGCCTGTGGGTGTTCGTCCTCTGCTATCCCTATATAGACTTTCTTCCCGTTGGGTTTCGTGACCACCACCCCGCGCTTCTCACACTGAGCCGCGACCTCTTGATTATACTGTTCGACCGCTGGAACCTTGGCCCCTTCAAATTTACAGCTGTCGGTATCCCAGTAAATAACCTTTTCCCAGCCTACGATTTTCAACAGTTGCCAGAGCTTGAGCCGCGTCATGCTGGCTGTCCACAGGCCCCAGAGAAACGGAAACTTGCCTTTTTGGCTCTTCTGTATCTCCGAAGGGGTTTTCTTTTCCAAGTTTATTTCCCAGCTCATACGTTCAAAATCAATGCTGTCTCCAATCTCCGCCGTGTATTCGTCCCTTATCGTCTTTTGGGCGCAGGCTCCGAAAATGGTATTGACGCAGATTTTAGAGAAAGCATATTCGGGGGAACCTTTCATTGTCTCTTTGATTTTGAACTTATCAAAGATAGCCATACGGAAAGAATCGGGAAGATACCCGAGACGGAAACAGAATCCCCGGTGCATAACAACCCGTTCAAAGGTATATGCTTCTTTGATTCTCTGCCAGTCGTTGGAATCGCAATACAGCAACGTTTCATCTGCTTGCAAAACTCTGCCGTTGTCTTTGTTTTCGTCGTCGCATTTGAGGCCCGCGCACTTGCTAACAGAGATTACGGGGTCTGGGCATTCGGGCCGTATCTGCAAACCCTTTATTGCTATCTCTGCAATCCACCCCATACCGCAGGATATGATATTGTCCATCACTGCCTGTGGCTGGCCTTGTGGTAGCATCATGGGTTTACCCTCTGGAAACTTCCATAAGAGTTGTTGTGACGGATGGGCGCTCTTGAAATCGTAACTGTTACAATTGCGGTAAGTGTGACCTGCACGCCACCGGGTGCCGTGGGTATCGCCGCCTGCCATTGCTTTATATGCGATTTCCATTTGTTCCCGGTTGAGCTCAAGAGCCTGCATCTTTTGGAGCGTCCTGCTGTCCCCTGTCAAATGCTTGTTGACCTCTTTGATAACAAGGGCCGTGTTGGTCATTGGCAACGTGGCCGCGTTGTAATTGCGCTCTGCTTTCAAACGTTCGATTGCTTCCCAGAGGCCCAACACGTCATTGACGCAGTATGCAAATTCCGTATCATCAAGGGGAGTGTCCGCTGTTCTGTAAACAGAATAGTCAAGGTCTCCCTTGAGCTTTTCGTGTTTGCAACCTTCTGTTGCTCTGGCTAGGCTCTTTTGGAACAGCTTTAAACTGTCCCGAAACTCAATACCGTTGTCGAACTGCAAATAAAGGGGTTTCCGGCTCTTGGTGTAAAGGGCCTTGCAATCTCCCCACCGGTCACATAACATCTGAATCAGGTAAGTATACTCATACCCAAGATTGTGAACAAAAATCACAAGGCGCTTTCGTTCGGTGATACTCCACTTGTCAACCAGCGTTTCAATAATTTCGGCCCATTCTTCAAAGTATCGCGGCACGACGACCGCGCCACCGATGCACGTTTGAAATGAGTAGGCAAACCCGTCTGTATCTGTGTTGGTGGTCTCAATATCAAATGTACAGGTTACATCTAGATAACGGGGTTTCGGTCTGGCGTTCTTCTTGGTTCGCTCCTGCACGGTTTTGGGAGTGCCCAGCATAGCCAAAAATTCGCCTTTGCTCTCCGCTATCTGTTCACCCCTGCATCCCCGCATGATTTAGCCCCCAAAATACTTTGCTAAAATCTGAGCCGCCTGTTCTTCTGTTGTGATATTGAATTCACGGGAAAGGGCCGTTGTTTGGCTCTCTCCCGTCTGCTTTGCGCGGTCTATCGCGTCCTTTGCCCGTTGCAAGAAGGGCCTGCCGTTGTCGGTCTGCAATAGCGTGTAAACCACATCAGAACCAAACGCCGCCTCAAGCTCTTTTGTCATGTACTTGTCAAAAAGCTCTGAAAGCTCTTCTTGGGAACCGGTAAAACCTCTATCAACAAGAGATTCATAGACGTTTCGTTTCCAGTCTTTGATACCTTGCATTGTGGACGTTTTGGAACTGAGGAAATCACGCAAACGCAGGTATTCGGCAACAAGTTCATTACGCGTCATGCTCTTCACTGCTCCGCTGAACTTGGTTCTCCCCTGTGTTTCCAGCATCCCCAAGGCCCTCTTATAAATGCCCTTGGTTTCTCCGGCCTCTTCCAGACGTTTCAAGCGTCGGTTTGCCGCACCGGATGCACGCCGCACTATCTGTTCCAGCTCTTCCCGGGTGTAGCTTGTGGCGTTCGGGCCCTTGGGTGCGTATGCTTCCCACGGTTTGGGCTGGAACGGTCTGCCCTTGCCGCCCTGCTTGCGCTTCTTGGGCGGCTTGCTGGCTTTCTTCTCCTTGAGCTTGGCCTGCTTCTTGTTGCTGGCCTTGCGGGTTGCTGGCTTTTGTTCGCTCTTGGCCGTCGCACCGGCTGGCAGTTTATCGGGCTTTACAAGCCCCAGTTGATTCTTTATCTTTTTCATGCATCATCCCTCACAAACTTGCGGTTGACCTTATCATAATGATACCCGCGCGGCCACCGGAAATACTGGATTCTGATTGACCCGTTCTGTTCTGTCATGTACGGGTTGTTCCCGTTGGTGCGCAGATACTTGTATAACTGCCGCACAGATTCATTGTTGAGCCTCTGCATGGACTTGCCCAACATCTTATAGGCTATCTGGCCCCCATTGGGGGCCACGCCCGGCATAACGTTGCGCGTATGTGCTGACTTGGGGTCAATCCATTCATATTCTACCAGATGCACGATTCTCATATTAAAACCATCCTTTCCACTCACAAACGAAAATTACAACACCGATGATAAAGAACAGCGACGCGAAAGGCGCGACGCAAGAAAATTGATATGCTGTCATTGTTAAAACTCCCCATCGTGATAGTATGCAATGATTTCATCGTCTCCGGCTTTGCGGCCTCTCTGGGTGCAGGTCTCTGTTGCACGTCGGAAGATTCCCGCACAATCGCCCACCTGCTTGAAGTAGTAGACGAACCGGCTTGTTTTGTATTCCTTATCGGGATGATTGAGCAGGAAGTTTTCCACCTGCTCAAAGTTGCTTGTCTTGCGGATGTAGAGAATCATATTTTGTCACGCCCCTCTATTGTAATTTCCAATGCCGTCATACTCAGCGCTTGCGTTGTAAGCGTCAAGCAGTTCCTTGTTGGTCATATTGTAGTACATCATGGTTTGCTGTCCTTTCTCTATCGGGTTTGTTCGGTCTGATTTCCTATGTTTATTATCTCATAAAATTATTAACGAGATATGAACAA